CAACACTCAGGACGATGGTCCAGGAGCTAGGAATCACATTGTTCCTGGTAAGCCACCTTACACGTCCACAGGGTGATGGGCATGAGAATGGTGCCAAGGTAAAGCTATCGCAGCTTCGTGGCAGCCACTCTATTGCTCAGTTAGCAGACTTCTGTCTAGGCCTTCAGGTTAACGCTGAGGACCCTACAGATGACACCAGGGACATTGTAGTCCTTAAAAACCGTTTCACTGGCCAGGTAGGTTGGGCAGGGAGACTCCAATACAACAGAGACACAGGTCGGTTAATCGATACCGACAACGATACTAGTCGTTTCTAAATATCGAACCAAAGGAAGTTATATATGAACGTATTGAGTTTATTCGATGGGATGGCCTGTGGGCGAATCGCATTAGAAAAATTAGGTATAAAAGTAGATAAGTATTTTTCATCTGAGATTGATAAGTACGCAATGGAGATAGCAAAGAAAAACTACCCAGACATAATCCATGTAGGTGATGTACAGGATGTGTCTTATCCAGAGACATTTGATGGTCATAAGATTGATTTAATCATAGGTGGCTCACCTTGTCAGGGATTTAGTTTTGCAGGACAGAGGCTCAACTTTGATGACCCTAGGTCTAAGTTGTTTTTTGAATTTGCACGATTAGTTAAGGAGTGTAAGCCAAAGTATTTCTTACTAGAAAACGTAAGTATGAAACAAGAGTCACAGGATGTGATAACAGAAATACTTGGTGTCGAACCAGTCGCTATTAACAGTAACCTTGTGTCCGCACAGAATAGACAGAGACTGTACTGGACTAACATTCCTTTTGATGAGCAGCCAGATGACAAGGGTATTTTACTCAAAGATATACTTGAGGACTATCACCAGATAGGTGCAGAACACTTCCACTCTGCTAAAGCAGTGGCATACATGGAGAGAGGTAACGACAAGTGGGCCCAAGCAGGTAGCCGCAGGGCTGATGGGTACACACAGACACCTGATAAAGAAAAAGCCTTTACTTTAACGGCAAATATCTACAAAGGTGTTCCTTATAATTATTTTGAAGACACTAGGGCTACTCTAAGGCCGAAATTATCCCGACCCTCTTCACACTTCAGAAAGCTAACACCCATCGAATGCGAACGTCTACAAACTGTACCCGACAACTACACAGAAGGAGTGTCTAACACACAGCGATACAAGATGTTAGGCAACGGATGGACTGTGGATGTTATCGCACACATTTTCAAAGGCTTATCAGCCGATTAACTTTTTATACCTCATATAAAAACATTAGGGAGACACATCATGAGTCAGAAAGATTCAGTTTTAACATACCTGGAAACAGGCAAAAGCATTACTAGTTTTTACGCCATTAAGAACATGGGTATTACTCGTATTTCAGCAGTCATTCACAAGCTTAAAGAAGAAGGTTACCCAGTAGTCAGGCACGACATACCTGTCACTAACAGACACGGTAAGCCGACCATTATTGGTTCTTGGAGCCTTGATTCTAACGTGGCACATAAAGCAAACGCTAAACAACATGAGCTTGCTCTGTGAGTCTAGTATTTGACCTGGAGAGTAATGGACTACTCGACCAATTAGACACTATTCATTGCATCGCTATCCTCGACACGGAAACTGGGGATAGACGTAAAAACGCTTCACAAATCTACCACGGACCAGAAGGCATTGCTGCTGCACTAGAGTTACTTGCAGAAGCTGATGAAATCATTGGTCACAACATCATTAACTTTGATATACCTGCACTACAAAAGGTTTACCCAGGTTGGCAGCCTAAAGGCACTATAACTGACACCCTGGTTCTATCCAGGTTAGTTTCAGCTGACTTGATGAATGATGATGCTGTTTCAGTATCGCTGCCAGATGGCTTTCAAAAACGTATGTGGGGCAGCCATTCACTCAAGGCCTGGGGTCTTCGTATGGGAACCATGAAGGGTGACTATGAAGGCGGTTGGGAAGAGTGTAACCAAGATATGCTCGACTACTGTGAGCAAGATGTAAGAGTGACTTATGAGCTCTACAAAAAGCTTATGAAAGACAGTAAGGATTTCTCTGGTCGTTCTATTGACTTGGAGCATGAGTTGGCTGAGGTGTGTAACCGCATTGGTAACAATGGTTGGACATTCGATGTTAAGGCAGCAGGTGAGTTATATGCAGAACTGGCCTCTATTCGTATTGAGCTTGAGAAGGAGCTTGACGAGCTGTTTGAGCCCTGGGAGATACGTACAGAGTTCATCCCCAAGGTAAACAACAAGACTCGTGGATACGTTAAAGGAGAGCCGTTTACTAAGGTTAAGGTAGTCGAGTTCAACCCTAACTCTAGAAAGCATATCCACTTCTGCCTGGTTAAGAAATATGGATGGAAACCTAAAGCCTTCACCCCCAGTGGAGAAGCTAAGGTAGACGAGACTGTACTATCAAAGCTGCCATATCCAGAAGCACAGAAGCTTGCAAAGTTCTTCCTGGTACAAAAGCGAATAGCTCAACTAGCAGAAGGCAGCCAGGCATGGATGAAGGTCTGTGGTAAGGACGGTAAGCTGCGACACAGTATCATCAGTGGTGGCACTGTCAGTGGCAGAGCGAGCCATCGGTATCCTAATCTCGCCCAAGTTCCTAGCACCAGGGCAGCCTTCGGTAAGAAGTGTAGAGACCTATTCACTGCCCCTAAAGGATGGTGCCTGGTAGGTGCTGACCTTTCTGGTCTAGAGCTTAGGTGCCTGGCACATTACTTACAGGATGATGGTGAGTATGCCGAGCAGATACTCTCAGGTGACATTCATACCTATAACCAAAAAGCAGCAGGACTCAAGACAAGGGACGAAGCCAAGACATTTATCTATGCCACTCTTTATGGGGGTGGGGATGGTCTTATAGGCAAGATTGTCGGAGGTACAGCAAAAGACGGTAAACGTCTAAAGGCTGACTTTGATAAGAACGTACCTGCATTTAAAAAACTAAAACAAGAATTGAACACAGCATATCAGCGTGGATATCTCAAAGGCATGGACGGCAGAAAGCTGTTCGTGAGGTCAGAGCATCGATGTCTGTCTCAACTTCTACAGTCAGCAGGTGCAATCCTATGTAAGCAATGGGTTGCCCTGGTGGATAAAGAACTTACTACACAAAAGCTTGATGCCTACATCATGGGTTGGATTCATGACGAGGTTCAGATTGCTTGTAGAACTGAAGAGGTAGCAAACCATGTCGGTGATATCACTAGAAGAATGGCGCAAGAAACAGGAAGAGCTTTCAACGTCCAACTCCCAATCGAAGCAGAATTTTCCGTTGGAGCAACTTGGAGCGACACCCACTGATGACTGTGATTTAGAAAACGATTTAGAGCAGCTCATGGCGTTCTGGATTGTCCTAGACAAAGCATCCAGAGAACCGTTCACAGTCAAATCAAACATAGCCAGGAAAGCTGCCTGGCACATCGCTGTCTGCGCTAGTCGTGGACTAATAACAACCGAAGTCGACTACGAGATGTTTAGTAACCAGTGGATGATTACTGAAGAAGGCTTAGATTTTAAGGATGGGTTAGATGAACGTATTGAACAACTTATGTGACACCAAAACAACGCTGCTCATCGATGGTGATATCTACCTGTACCAGGCTTGCTCATCTTGTGAAGAAGAGGTCGACTGGGGTGATGACATATGGTCCCTGACAACTGACCTGGCTGCTGCAAAACGAATGTTTGCCTCCAGGATAAAAGAGTTCCAGGAACGCTTAGGCAGCGATGAAATACTGGTGTGCCTAACCGAAGGCAGTAACTTCAGAAAGACTGTGCTGCCAGACTATAAAGGCAACAGAAAGAAGACCAGAAAACCAGTCGGTTACAAAGCCCTGGTCCAGTGGGCAAAGGAGAACTATCCATGCCACTGGCAAGACACCCTAGAAGCTGATGACATCATGGGTATTCTTCAGTCTGCAAAGACTAAGCCTACAGTCATCGTCAGTGATGACAAAGACATGAAGACCATCCCAGGCAAACTCTACAGACCTATGGCTGATGAGATGCTACAGGTTAAAGACCTGGAAGCAGACCATTGGTTCTATATGCAGTGTCTGATGGGTGATGCTACAGATGGCTACTCAGGATGCCCCAGGATAGGTCCTAAGACCGCTGAGAAGGTCCTAGGTAATCACCCTAGTTGGGAGCTTGTAGCACAGGCTTACATCAAGGCAGGGCTTACCAGAGAGGATGCAATAGTCCAGAGCAGATGCGCCAGAATACTTAGGTGGTGCGACTGGGATGCAGACAATGAAGTTATCAATATGTGGGAGCCAGGACGATGATTATCGAGAGACAGTCAAAGGTCACTGGTGCCTTACATAAACGTGATATCGACATAACCACTGAGCAGCTAAGGCGATGGAAAGCAGGTGAGCTTATCCAGGATGTATGTCCACACCTAACAGCTACAGAGCGTGAGTTCATCATGACTGGCATCACAGAAGAAGAATGGCTAATGCTGCAGCAGTGTGATAGCTGCGGCAGTTAGTCCCATGTTATTAAGGAGCAATACATGGCAGCTACAAGACAATTCAAATATGAAGGCGATGACCCTAGGTTTGAGGACGGTGAGTTCTATACCTACAGAGAGATATCAAACATCACTGGCATCGTCTACAACACTCTAAAGAACAGGATATACAAGCACGACATAGTTACTGACGACTTGATATACAGAACACAAATCAAAGAGAAAGTACCTAGAAAACCTAACAGAGATACAGTCTGGCCCAGGTTAGAAACTAAAGCTGATGTCCTTTCCCAAGAAAGATTAAGGAGTCGA